GGCCATCACGCCGCCCAAGGCACCAGTGATGAAGCTGGCAATGGGGGTAAGGATGGAAAACAGCGCACGGTCGTTCTCTGAACTTTCACCCAGCGGCTGGGTCACGAATACCAGCGAGTACAGAATGATGAAGATGCTGCCGCCAAGGATCAGGGTCAGCGAGACGCCGATGAAATAGCGCAGCTTGGCTTCGAGGAAGTCAGGATCGTTCTTGCTCATGGCGCGGCCCCTCCCGTCAGATCAGTGGCGCAGTTTTTGGTTCGAAGGCAGATCGGCGGCTTGCACTCAATTGCCTCCCAGTTTGCCGGGTCTTGGCAGGGGTAGCGATAAAAGCCGTCGCCGCTGAAATAGAATACCAATGCAATACCAATTGCAAAGGCAGGCCATATCCAGTGTTCAAGTGACATTACCACCTCCCCAAATAGCGGCCCCAGAAGTATAGACCAAAGCCCGCAATGACGCTTGTCGCCAAGATGATACCCGTCCAAAGCGCAGCTTCTAAGATGCCTTCGATCAGTTCCTTGCGGCGATAGACTTGATCTTGCTGCTGCTGTCTCACACGGCGCTCAATGTCGGTGAATTGTTGCCACGCATCATGCCCGTATTGGTATGTGATGAGTTGCTTCAACTCTTTGCGTTGCTGTTCGCACTGCTTTTGCGCCGCGAAGATGTCGATGGCATTCTGGGTCTTGCCGCCAAACAGCGTCTTGAACACACCCGGCGGCTCGTCGGCCCTCTGCGCGGCATAGGCAATGTCAGAGACGGCCCTGCCCCACTCTGACAACTGAGACGCCATGTCTTGGATTTCGCGGCCAGCCGCAATGCCCTGCTTCAACAAGCCGAAAGCCTTGCTGCCGACGCTGATGGCAAGACCTATGCTGGCAGGGTCGAACATCTATAGGCTCCAGAACGGCGGGCATGGAAAGGCGGGATGAACCGCTAAGGCCACGTCGGCACTATACCTGCAAATCTTGACAAACACATTGATGCCGTCGATCCAGAGGTGGTCATAGGCCACCCAGACCAACGGCAAAGTCACTTGGACATGCCTTGCAGTAATCGGTCGATCTTCTGGTCAAGGCCGTCGATCCGCGCCAGCACCCTGTTGATGTCGGCGTGCATGTCGGCCCGTGTGGCATAATCCTCGCGGGTACGGTTCAAAAGGATTTGCAGGCGCTTCACCTCGTCTACATGGCTCTTGAGTATCCAGCCGAAGATGGCAAGCACCGTGGACAGGCCGATGTTTAGGAGCATCTCGGTGGTCATGCTGCGACCTCTTGAATTAGGTGTTGTGACTTGAAAACGTGTATGCGGCTTTGGCCCATGTCATGCAACGCAATTTCCTGAAAGCCGTTCATGTCCCAGAGGTTTTGCCATGACACAGCAATAAGACTTGGCACTGCTTTTGCCATTTCTGCGACTTCCAAGCCGTGGGCTTCATGAAAAAGACCCCCGGCAAGAATAATGTCCGCGCTCACCTCAGTCCGATGATCGCCCCAGACAAGATCAACGGCCACCCCATTTGCCTTTGCGTTGCGGTCGGTGAAGTCAAGGCAGCGCAGGTCAGGGTCTAAAGCAATGGCCGTTGCACCTGCTTTCGCCGCAGCAATGGATGCTGCTCCGCAGCCGCACCCGATGTCGAGAACTCTGCGCCCAACAAATAGGCTGGGGTTGTCTAGGATGTACCGGGCAATGACCTGAGAGTGCCAGTAAGGCAGAGCGTAGGCTGCGTTGTCGTTGGTGATCTCGACGGGGTACTTTGCGCCCGACACAAGCGACATAACCTTGATCTCAGGGGCCAACTTGAGGCTTCTGAGAGGAAAGTGCGTTGCTGCAAGTGTGGCGTAATCCATGATCAGATGACGGTAAACTGAGCGTCTTCCCCCGGCGACAATTCAGCCGTGGCATTGACGAAGATGGTCCCGACCGAAAGCGGTGTGATGGAGTGCGGAAGGTCTTTCGGGAAGATGACGGACTGCCCGACTTCCAAGACCTTTTCCTTGCCGTTGCAGGCAGCGCGAACCGATCCAGAGATGACCGTGCAAGAATGCGGGTAGGTATGCGTGTGTTCTTTCACCTCGTCACCGGGCTGGTTCGAGGTGTAGAAGGTTGCATACTGACCCGGCAACTTGATGCCCATCACCTGCATCAGAACTCCTCCACGGTCGTCCCAACGAGATCCACAGTCGGCTCCGGCTCTGGGCGAGGCGGGTAGACAATACTCTGGGTTGCTGGGTTCCAATAGTCAAAATCAGGGATGCAGTCGTCTTGGCACGCTGTCCAGAACAAGGGTTCCGCCACCGGGAACTCCGCCTGCGCGACTTCGCAAACGCGGTCAAAACGAGGGTCGATAAGAGCGATCATGTGCTGCCTCCTTTACGAACAGTAAGTCACGACGCGGACATAGCCAGCGCCACCAGCGCCGAAGGTAGCTGCCCCATCTCCACCACCGCCGCCGCCGCCTCTGGCCCCTGCGCTTGAGTTAATACCACCCGGCCCTGCTACTGATGCGCCACCAAGGGTCTCTGCGCGGTTGAACAAAGCGTCTGCGGTATTTCCTCCCCCGCCTAGATTGCCCGTTATCGCCTGAGCGCCAGTGCCGGACCCCGTCCCGCCCGTTGCGCCGCCGCCAGTAGCAGATGCGTGCGCGCCAAAGGATGAAGTTCCTCCAGATGCTCCGGTGGTTGCTCCGCCTGCTCCAATGGTAACAGTCTCGGTTGCCCCTAGCGCGCTTGCCATCTTGCGAAGCAAAGCCGCGCCGCCAGAACTGCCGCCACTGCCAGATGTTCTGGCGCTGCTGCACATAACAAAAGCCGATCCCACTCGGCCCGCTTGCCCACCACCGACAACCGTGATCTCGGAATAAAGCGCGTTCGCGGGCTTGGTCCAAGTGCCGCCCGCCGTGAACTCCTGCACGTCAATAGACGCGATTGACGCAGCGCCCGCGACTGCCGTTTGCACAAAAGCCGTTGTTGCTACCTGCGTGGTGTTCGTCCCTGCCGTGGCGGTTGCTGCAAGCACCTCTCCAGCCGCCCCGTAGATTACCGCCTTGCTGTTGACAATCGTCCCAGCCACGGAGCCGTCAATCAAGTTCAACTCGGCTGCCGTCGAGGTGATGCTAGTCCCAGCGATCTGGAGTGTCGTGGCGTTGACCTGACCAGCCGCGCCATAGACGACAGCCTTGCTGTTCACAATTGTGCCAGCAACAGAGCCGTCAACCAAGTTCAATTCCGTGCCTGTTGAGGTCACAGTGACGCCGCCGACAATCGGGAATGATTGGTCAGTCGTCTGGTTCAACAGGGCAACGCTAATCCAAGCGTCGTTGGCCTCGGCCCGGATTTTCAGCGTGTCGGTGGCAGTGTCATACCACCATTCGTTGGCATAAATGGTCGCCGGGGCTGTGGCTCCACTGTTATTTGAGGCAACAGCGGCCAGAGCGTTGTTGATATCCGCTCTGACGTTTGCGGCTGTGTCGTTGGCGATCACATAGTCATGCTGTGCCATCTTGTCCCCTATCAGACATAGTTGCCCGTTGCGCTCAGTTCGCTAATCGCAGGCGAAATGCCGAGCGTATCCGAATTCAATTCTACCTTAAACCTCAACGCACGGCCATAGACATTTGCCGCCCTGATCTTGCGCCATGCAGACCACGTTGGAGAACCTGCCGGGTCGTCATTGGTGGTGCTTACATAGGCCGTGACGGTGGTATCGTTAAAGTTTGCCGTTCCCGTCATGGCGTCCCAAAGGCCAGAAACCGCATCAAGCGGACCCGCAAGCGCATCAAATCCGCCGCCCAAGCCGTCAAAGCGACGTGTCACCATATCAACCGTCACGAAGCCCTGTTCAGGCACCGTGCGGTCGATGATGTTGGCGAAGAAGTATGTGCCGCTCGTCTGGTCATATGAGATGCCAAGCGCGTCCCACTGTCCTGAAAGGCTGTCCAAGTTTCCGACCAGACTGTCAAAGTTCAGGGCGGTCCCAAGACGAAGTTCTGCTTCCTGCACAACCACATTGCTTTTAACGCCCACGAAACCGGGATGCTCTGTGACCGTCACGACGGTGGCTCTGGCGACAACATCATTGGCCGTCACGACGACAGATGTCGAGTTGGTAGACTGCACGCCCGTCTTATCGACAGCCTTGATCAAATATGTGCCAGCCTTGGCAGGCACGATGGCCTCTGTCGAAGGCCTTGCAACCTTTTCCACATAGGTCACAGAACCCGACCAAGTCGCGCCTGTCGTCTCTTTTGCGTGCCGGATGATGTAGTAGGACAGGTCAAGATCCGGCACAGCGGTCCATGATAGGTTGATGCTGTCACCGTTCACCTCGGCGGCAAAGCCAGTGACATCCTGCGGCGGCTGAGACAGGCCTTGGACCTTGTACCCGGTGCGCGTTGTATATTCGCCCTTGATGCCAAAACCGTTGACAGCACGAACCTTGAAGTCATAGGTGCCGTCCTCAACGTCGTTGATCTCGAACAGACCAAGTTCGCCATAGCCGCCGTCACGCCAAGCGGTTTCAGATGACTTCTTAAACTCGACCTGCACATAGTCGATGAAGCCGGGCAGCGAAGATGTAGTCGTCAGCGACACTACATTAGACAGCTTTTCGTGATAGACCCTAAGAGCGTCAGTGACGGTCAGGCCAAGCGTCGGCACGCTGGTGTAATCCAACAGCGTCGTGTTGTTCGAGATGATCGCAACCTCAGTCGCGGCCCAATCAAACGCTGCCGACGAGGTTTCACGCAGGACCAATGCAACCCGCAAGCCGCCGCCGTCAGCGATCACAAGTCGCCAAGACGCAACCTCGAATTCCTTGGCCGACCAGCCATACCGATCAATGGTCAGGTCGATGATATCGCCGACCTCAACGCCAAGAGCGGCCAGACCGAATTCGGCGCTGATCGTCATCTGCTCACGCGATCTGAACAGCTTTTGCTTGGCGAGGCGCTGCGCTCTGGCAGAGTTGGTGACAAAGTTTAGGCCAACGTCGATGCTGTTTTCCAGCCCGCCGTCTTCCGCAAGAAAGGCCGTGCTGGTGATGGCCGGGAAGTCGGTTTCGATCCAATCGCTGGATGCGTCGATGAACTTGCCAGTGATCCTGTTAAAGTTTTCACGGCGCGGCATTCTGGTTGAAAACGTGATGGCAGATCGGAAGTCATCCAGCGTCAGTGACTTCACGCTGGCATTGTATACGCCGACTTTGCACTTCCACTCGCCGCCAGAGAAAAACAGAGCGCCATTGCAGGCTTCCATCATGTCGGCCAGCGCGGTGCCAATGGTGCTGTCTGCGTTGATCACGCCATCAATCGTGTATCTGGTCTGAGTGCCACCAGCAGCCAGCGGGATGGCATCATCGCAGTCATTGGTTGCCGCTGCGAAATAGGTGTCATTCACAGCCGTGTCATTCAGGCCATAGGACGAGGTGATGTAATCGCGGATCACCCGCGCAGCATTGTTGCTGTATGAGGTGGTGGAGGTGACAGGGTTATAGACCTTCTTGCCACTGACGACGGCTGTGAAGGTAGGCATACCGCCGCTGAAGACATCCTGATCGTATTCGACACGCGCATAGATGTAGGCAATGCCAAGGCCGACAAAGGTGCTTGGAAGGCTGCATTCGGCGCTGATGGTGTCGCGCAGGTTTGTGGGCGCGTTGGCGAAGTTTGTGGTCCAGCTTGTCTGATTGCCAAGGTGTTTCAGGACGCGGATTTTGCTTTTCCAGCGCGTCCCGGTCACATAGCCGTTGGCGTCAAGGGTGACGACCTCATCGTTGACGTAGATGTCGCCAATAGACTGAACCTCATGCCCTGCGAGGGCGACGATCATGTGCAGGTATTTGTTTGACGCTCCCGTGGTTTCCAAGAACGTGATGATGCCGCCCTTGCGGACTTGACCATAGACATATTCATGGGCTGCTGCCGCTTGGCGAGAGTTGATCAATGTGCCGCGATTTGCAGCCCCTGCGCTTGGGACCAGCTTGCGAAGGGCAAAAGATGTCAGGGCAGTCGTGGACAAATAGCCAACAGCATAAATTGCCAAAATGGAACTTGTTTGCACCCCAATGGTGGCGAGGATTGCATTTCCAATGGTAATGGGATCACGCGGCGCAAAGTCCCATTCGGCACGACGCATCACATTGAACGGCGTCTTCAGCGTCATACCCATGCCCCTTCGATCTGTTCTATCGGCAGGTATATCACATCGCTGTCGCCAAGGAAAACAGCCGTGACGCCCATCGCAAGCCCGAAAGCATACCCGGTGAAATATGGGCGCTTAGATCGCATCACCACAAGCGCACCTTTGGGCGGGAAAGAGTTTACGCGGGTCAAGCCAGCGTCGAGGGCGTCTATCATACTGGGCGTGCCGAAGTTGTCAAAGAGCAGCCTTGCCAACTGCTTCTGTCCGAGATCAGCATATTTGCCCATGATCTGGTCAGCGTATCCACGCCCGTACATCGCAGCCCAAGCGCCGTTGGTAAAGGTGAAGCAATCATGCACGCCGATGGCAAATGGCTTGCCACGCTGCGCCTTCACATAGCCGATCAGGATATCTTGCGGCCCCATGCGATTTCTTTGTCCTGAAGCTGTTCGACATAATCGAAGAAGGTGTCAGTAGGGTAGCGCAGCTTGTGACTTTCAGAGGTATAGCGGCGAACATTTGGCCGTTGCAATGTGATCAGCTTGCTCTCGACTGTCAGTTCAATGGTGGCCGACGATCCGTCCTCTTGCAAAGTCATCACGTCCATAAGGCCAGCGAACACCTCAACGAAGTCGTTGACGCCAGTGACGCCCAGAAGGACACGCGCAGAGCGGCCCTGATACGGCTCCTGAATTGCCAAGCTGACCAAGGATGTATCGACGCCGGAAAGCGTAAGAGTGATGCCCTTGGCGCTCAGATCGGCCACTTCCTCAATGCCGCTGATCGACAGCAAGGTGCCTGAGCCGATGTATGCGAACTTGACAGTCCCAGTACCTGTCCCAACCCCGGTGGCCACAAAAGACAATCCGACAGTATTTGATGCTGCCCCGATCAACGTGAAGTTTGTGGTTCCGACCGACTGTATCACATACTTCTGGCCGATCTGTATTTGGTTTGCAGCAATCGTATCTCCAATGGCACGATCACCAAAGCCCGTCCAAAGCCGCACAGGGGCGGTGCTGAAGTTCATCTCCACCGCATAAAACAGTTCAACGCTCTCGCCAGCCAGAGCGGCAAGGATCGCGGCTGGAACAGTGCGGCTCATCCAATGGCCTCCATGCAACTGAAGCTGATGCCATAAATAGCGGCCTCATTGACGCTCCAAGACGACTCGCCGGATGAAAGCCGCCAGCGGCCTACGGTGTTGGTAACTATTACGCTGGCATTGTTTGCAGGAGCGGTGCGGATGTGAGGCCAGAGCGACAAGGTGGCCTGCCCGCTGGCGTTGGTGTTTACGTCAGCAAGCACCTTGTGCAAAGTCGCAGAACTGGCCGCGCCAAGCTGCACATAGTCCCCAGCCCTGAGCCATCCCGTCACGTTGGCAGTGCAGCCGTCGATGGCGAGATCTTCTCCGACTTGGCTGGCTCCGTTGACAAGTGGCGTGCCGCCTATCGCGCCGCGTGGGGTGCAACCCAGAAGATCACCCATCAAAAAGGTGCCAAAGCTGCCACGCAGGCTAACCAGCCACGCGATCCATTGCTCTGCATCAGCCCGCTTCATTGGCGGCAAGGTTACATCTGCTTGCCACATTTGACCCGCGCTTGCTTGTGCTTGGCTGGCATATGTAAACGGCGACCGCTCAACCGTGACCGCGTTGGTGGCACGCAGTTCAATCGTGCGACGGCGAGTATGCGAAGGCAAAGCCAGAGGATATGTGGTCGCCATTAGTAGCCCATCCCATTCACGCTGCGGCGCTGTGCATCAAACACGGCGGCTTTAGTGCTTTCAACAATTTTCGGCAACATGGCTTGGATTTCAGCCCGCGAAACGCCAGCGCCAAAGCTGATGTTTTGAGTGACAGCGACAGAACTGCCGCCGTTTACAGCAGCTTTGGCCTGCGGCACGGACAGCACGCGGCCTGCGCTGGATGGCACGAACAGTTCGCGGCCATGTTCGCCAACGATAGACGGCTGACCAGCTTGGACCATGCCGCCAGCCGCATTTCCTGTGATGCCAAGTGCGCCACCGATTAAGCCAAGAATGCCAGAGCCGCCACTTGTTGCGGTAGCAAAGGAGCCAACCATGCGCTGCACCACCAGAACCCGATACAGTTCCTTGATGATGTCAGCAGCCATAGACCTAAAGGCATCTTTGGCGCTCATGGTGCCATCAACCATGCCCATGAAAGCATCTTCCATTGACGATTGAATGGTCGATGAGATGCTTTCGAATTCTGTGAGCGTCAGGCCAAGGCTTTCAAGCTGTGCCTTGTATGCTTCCAGAGACTGCTTTGCCTCAAGCGCCTTTATTTTGCTTTCAGACATTGCGCCGTTTGCGCCTTTTTGAGCCGTCTTTGACAACTCAGCCTGAACAGCAAGGTTGTAATGCTCCTCGGCAAGCGCGTTAATACCAGCTAGGATTTCAGGCGATGCCGTGCCAGATGGGTCAGCAGCATTTGCGAGGGCAATTTGATTTGCCAGAAATGCCTCTTTTTCTTTTAGCGCCACGGCCTTAGCGCGTTCTTCGTTGCTTAGACCTTGCAAGTCAACTTGATCTTGCAACTCATCCGTTTCCGCCTGAAAGGCATTAAAGCCAGCAACGCGCTGGGCATCAGCTTTTTCACGCTGAACAACAGCAGCCTTGGCCGCTTCAAGTTCTTCCTTAGCAATTTTAACGCGCTCATGGGCATCATCAAGCTGCGTAATTGTGGGCAGCTTGCCCATCTCTGCCTGCGCTTCAAGCGCGTTTAGCTTGTTCTGCGCCTCAATAAGGTTGTCAGTTTCTTTTTTGACTTTTGAGTATTCAACCGCTGCGGCTGCAACTTCGTCCGCATCCAGAAGCCTTGGCATCCCGCCGCCAGCACTGATCGTCAGGAACTCGCGTGCTGCGCTGGAAAGCCCAGCAATGGCTTGTGCTGCGCTAATCAAAAGCGGCGCAATCGTGATCAGAGCAACCGTCAGATTTGACGTGATCACCATGGACATGGCATCAAGTTGGTCGCCAGCTTCTCGCGCTTTTTGGATCACGTCTTGGTCAATCACAACGCCCATTGCTTGCGCTTCCTCGCGCAAAGCAGAAAGGCCCGCAGACCCTTCAGAGAGCATGTTGATCATCTTGACGCCAGATTTTCCAAACAGATCAGCGGCAAGAGTTGCCCGCTGCATTGGGTTTTCAACAGCCGCGATCCTGTCTGCAATGATGCCCAATGCTTCTTCAAGCGGAACGGCAGAAAGTTGCGCCGCAGAAAGATTAAGACCCTCAAGCGATTTCTGAGCGGCAGAGCCACCCATCGCTGCATCGCCAAGGTTCTTGGAAAGCACGACAAGAGACTGCTGCAATACATCTTGTTGGACGCCACTCAGTTGAGCCGCATACCGCAATTCTTGCAAAGCCGTTGTCGTGACGCCAATTGAGTCTGCTGCATCAGCAAGATCGCCAAGCCTGTCTGCCGCAGATCGAACAGATGATGCAAGTTGCTGAAAGACAGCGGCGGCGGCTAGTCCCTTTGCGGCCTGCGCCAAGCGGTCAAATGACGCGCCAGCGCCTGACAAATCCTTGTCAGCTTTCTTTGCAAAATTCTCAACTCGCTTGGAGTTTGCAGCCATCGCCTTGGCAAATTCACGATCCTTGGCAGCGAGGATGATGTTAAGCTGTTCTGCGCTGATCGCCATCAACTTGCTCCACAAGGGCGCGGAATTGTTCCGCCGTCATTGCCTCTGATCCGGGCTTCTTCGGCGAGTGTGCATCATGCCACCCTTGGAACACAAGCCACGCATCCTTCGGGATCATATCACGGATTTCTTCAGGACGTAAGCCAATGACGATGCCGTTCTTGATCATGCCGCGCACGTTCAGGCGATCAGGCTTTGGTCCTCGGTCGTCTTTTTTTTTGAGGCTTCTTCAACCGTGTCAGGCATGAAAGCCACGCCAAGAACAGCTTGCGCTATCTGGTAAAGCCGCAAGAGATCAGCCGGGGTTGCCTTGGCAATAACGCGGTCAGCTTCAGCGTCTTTCATGCCGCCGCCGACAAGCCCCAAGGCCAACAGGTTGCGAACCTCAGTGCTGGTGGGCTTGTTGCCGCGACCGAACATGCCTTCCCAGAAATCAAAAATGCCACGATGCTTGTCCTCGAACCGCTCAATCTCGCGGTTACGAAGCAGGAAAACGTATGAGGTGTCGCCGATATATTCGACGACACCCCCACGCGGCGCTTCTGCCGTGATCGTCATTAAGCAGCCGTGAACGTAACAGCGCCTGTGCTGGCAAGCGTCAGCGAGTAGGTCACGCCGCCTTCAGTCTCGCCGCCAAATTCCAGCGACTCGATGTAAAACGCACCAGCATAGGTTCCGAAGGCCGGGACAACGACTTGGAAGTTGCACTTCGGATCAGCGCCCATTGCCACGGTGTTCATGCGAAGCTCAGTTGCGCTATCTTCAAAAAAGCCATCGCCAGAGATGGACACGTTTTTCACGCCATTCAGGCTTTCAGTCCAGAGGGCGCCCGCCGGGGTGGTGCAGTCTGGCGTGGTCACGTCAATCAAAGAGTTGTTGATCGTCATCGTCTTGCTGTTCAGCCCGCAAAGATTTGCGAAGACTTCAGTGCCGCCGCCGTCGCCGATCTTAACGAGCAGGGCGCGTCCAAGTTGTTTAGCCATGATGGCCTCCGTT